CCCCGAAAAAGAAAAAAAAGTAAATGGCAACGATACAATTCATTCGCAATAACGGCGGCTTGGGCCGTCCCCTGCCCGGATTAGATTACGTGAGCGGGATGGTGTTTTATCAGGCAAACGCCAAACTTCCCTCAGGATTCACTACCGGAGCGCGGGAAAAGAAATTTTTAAGCCTTGCGGAAGCCGAGGCCGCGGGAATCACATCCGTACCGACTGATGAAACGACTGCCACTGGCGGGAACGTAAACATCACAGGAGCCGGTACCGCAGGTGACATTGTGAAAATAACCATCAACGAAGGTGACGGCCCTATAACCATCGGGCAATATACCATTCAAACCGGTGATAACGCCACGGCTATCGCGGTGGGGCTTCGTGCATCCATTAACGACATCGTGTTTAACCCTTACGGGTACACGGCTGGCGGTGCGACTACCAACGTGGCCATAACCGCTCCCGTTGGTTTGGGTGACCTGATTAACGGCGGCTCAAAGCTGGCGTTCAATGCAGGCGGCGGTACTTCGACTGCCACGGTAACGCAGTTTACGGGCGGTGTAGCGGGTAACATTGATGTGTTCCACTATCAAATCAGTGAATACTTCCGTATGCAGCCCAAGGGTGTGCTTTACGTGGGTATCTATGACAATACCAACCCTGACCTTGCGGTAATCGAAACGCTGCAAAACTTTGCAGGCGGTGAAATCCGTCAGGTGGGTGTGTTTAACCATGTGGACACCTTTACATCGGGTGACCTTACGGCATTGCAGACCTCGGCGAACAATCAGGCAAACATTGACAGGCCTATGAGCGTGTTATACGCGGCAAACATGACGGGATTAACCCCTGCCACATTTCCGAATATAACTGCATTGACTGCTCCCAGGGTGAGTGCGGTTGTTTCCGGTGACGGAGCCAGCGGGGTGCGCAAGGTATTCAATGCGAAACCTTACACGGTGGCCGCCTTAGGTGCCGCCCTCGGTACGGTATCTTTCGCATCCGTGCACGAATCAATGGCATGGGTAGGTAAATTCAACACCAGCGACGGAACGAACCTGGAAACGGTGAAAGTGTTACCATCCACACAATGGCCATCGGTAACCACTTCTTTACAGGCTCAGTTGTCCGCTTACGGGTATATTTACCTGAAAAAGTATGACGGCCTTGCGGGTTCTTATTGGGATAACCAAAAGACCGCCGTAAGTAATGCATCGGACTTCGCCCGTATCAGCAACAACCGCGTAATGGATAAGGCCATCCGCTTAATCCGTTTGCGTTTATTACCGCTCCTTTCCTCTCCGCTTTACATCAATACGGACGGAACCCTGTCCGAGGCTACCATTGCCGTATTCAGCAATGAATGCGACAAAGTAATCGGAGGCCGTTTTAACGATGTGGCAGCAGGGCAGATGGTAATTGACGGGGAAATATCCGCAGGTCGGGTAATCATTAACCCTGCGCAAAATGTCCTCAGCACCGGTCGCGTGGATATCGCGGTGGAAATCATACCCGTAGGTGAGGCTGAAACAATACGGGTGACTATCGGATTTGTAGCACAATTTAATCAATAACACAATGGCAGTTCCATTAGTAAATGGTAGGTCTTACGACTTTACAAGCATAACAATCAGCATTCTCGGAGTGCCGCTGGCGGGTATATCAGCAATCAGTTACACTGAGGAGCAGACAAAGGAAAACAACTTCGGCACGGGTAACTATGCGGTAAGCCGAGGACGCGCCGCAATCAATGCCAGCGGTTCCATCGACATCCACATGGAAGATGTGGAAAAGATACGGGATGCCGCCCCTAACCGCAGCCTGTTGAACCTTCCCGCGTTTGACATCGTGGTGGTTTTCGGACATCCTACAAACCCTCACGTTCACGTGCTGAAAAATGCCGAGTTTACGAATGACGGAGTTGAGGCTTCCCAGGGTGATACGGCGTTTACCCGTTCTTTCGACCTTGTTCTTTCCCATGTAGAATACAAATCCTAAGCGTATGCAAATCATCATCACCCACAACGATACCGAAATTGTAATCCCGATGCGGGAGCCGACATTCGAGGAAATGAGCGCGGCATTCATGGCACTAACCCGGGTAAAGGGCAGCACTGACATTGCAGGTGCCGGGCGTGTGTTGTTAAAAGCGTGCGCTGATTACTCAAAGACACCTGACGCGGTATGGAAAAACCCAAAACTGGAGTTCAGCGCGGCATTGAAGGCATCGGAATTGATTGAGATTTATGAGGGTGAGTTAAAAAAAAATTAGAAAGGTATCGCTTGGGTGTGGATGAGGTGGGTCTGGGTCAGCAAATGGCCCTGATCCACTTTTTTTTTAATGAGGAACCGAAGGGTGTAGAGCGGTTTGCGGAGTTGTGGGGGCGGGCAGAATACTTAATATCAATAGGGGCAACCCGATTAGAGTGGAAAAAGCATGAGTAGCTACAATGTTCAATACATACTGAATTTAAAAGACCGTGTAAGCGGTCAGCTAAAGGGTATTCAGGCCAATACGCAGCGACTTGATAAGGCATTCAGCGGTGTAACGGGTACGCTTGCAGGCTTCGGTTTGGCGTTCACGGGCTACGAGCTGGTTAAAATGGCTCTTGAAAATGCCGTGGAAGCGGAGGAGGTTGATAAGCGGTTAATCGAAACGGCTGAAAGGCTGACTCAGGCAAACCGGGCGCAGATACAATCCATGCTCGACTTGGCCGATGCCACGCAGTTAAGGACACGATTCGGTGATGAGGACATAAAGCGGCAACAAACGGCGTTACTTCAATATGGCCTGACCATTGACGAGGTAAACAAGTTAATCCCCGTTATTGCCGACTTTGCGGCGGCTACCGGGCAGGACATCGGCGAAGCTACGCAGGGCGTAATCAAAGGAATGAACGGCATGACCAGGGGGCTGAAACAATACGGCCTTGAATTGGACATGACGGGGAGTAAAACCGAAAACATGGCTCAGCTTACTGAGCAGTTAAACGCTAAATTCGGAGGTTCGGCGGCAAAAGATATTGAAAGTACGGCGGGCAAATGGGCGCAGTTAAAGAACGCGGCGAGTAACTACCTTGAAGCCATCGGAACGGCAATGACCAGCGGCGAGGGAGGCGGCATTGTAGGCGGTTTGACCAATATGTTCTACGGTCTTGAGGAGCAGGCAAAATGGCTATCCGGTGCACAGAGTATGTTGAGCGGTGATATTAACGCGGCTACAAAGGTTTACGCACAGAATATAGACCAGCAACGGGCGGCCAACGATAAGTTAGCGCAGTCATTTTTGGCAAATAACCAAGGGATTGACGGCTATCTTATGCTCTTGCGCGAGGGTACGGCACGGCAAAATCAGTTGGGGGAAGCCATAAACAATATGAGTTCGGCGGGACTCGGCTATCTTGATGAGGAATTTTCCAGCGTAGTCGTTCAGATGCAGGCCATGCAGGGTTCTCAGTCTGGCCTTATTGACAGCGCAAAACAATATGTACTCGGCTTAGATTCGATAGGTCAGAATCAGGCGTTTCAAAAAATAGCCGCCCAGATGGGCGTGGCTACCGATCAGGTTCGGCAGTTTTTCGGGGAGTTGGCAAAGGGTCAAAGCCCGGTAGGGGAAACGCTCAAAACGGTGGCCGACTTTGAGGGCGAAATATCCCGCTTAAAAGAAGCGCAAAAAGATGTCAGCGACCCGGCCACGTATCAGAAACTCGGTAAACAGATAGCCGAAAATGAGCGTAAAATAGCGCGTATAACGGGCAAATCTACGGGCGCGGGTACAGGCGCAGGTGCGCGCGCTGGCGCGGGAGCGACCAGCAGCACATTGACCAGCCGCAGTCCGCAGACCTTCAACATCAACATCACGAAATTAGTGGAAACAATCAACACGACTAAACCGCAGTTAAACACCACGGACTCGCAGACCATGCGGCAGATTACCGAGGCTTTGGTTATGGCGGTTAATGACGTGCAAACAACGGTACAATAATGGCTACATTCATACTCACATCAGATGCAATAGCAGCCGTACAGGGGGCGGCATTCATTAAGCAGCCCGTAACGCGGGAGCAGGGTTACGGAAACGGTGACCTCGGCCTGCCCATTATGTCGTACTTTGAATTTCTCGCGGGTGCGTACACGCCCGCGCAGGGGGGTGACCCGGTGCAATACGACGGGGTAAAACTGACCAACGTACTCGTTACCATAACCCAGACAAAAAACATCGTTACCACGGCCATAAACGGGCGAAACGGCACGGTTAAGGAATACGTATCTGACGGGGATTATGTAATCAGCCTGACGGGCAGCGTGGTCAGCCCCGATAATGTTTACCCTACGGCGGCGGTCAGGGCGTTGCGGGAGTTGATGAGCGTACCGGCATCCTTGGAATTTTCCTGCCCGTTCCTGGAGCAGTTCGACATCACCAACGTGGTGGTAACTGACTTTGACTTTTCGGAAACGGCAGGCACCCGCAATATGCAGGCGTTTACCATATCTTTGCTGAGTGACGAAATAATCGAATTAGAGGACTTGTAATGCTAAGGCTTCAATGTGATATAACCATCGGTAACCTATCCTTCGACTATTGCGAGGCGGTCGAGGTATCGAGTTCGTGGGAGCAGTTCACCGACACGTGTAAAATCACCATGCCGACCAAGTTCAAAGACCGCAATAAAAACATCATTTCGCTCGATAGGTTGCAGGCTGAAAAGGCGGTATTTAAACCGGGGGACAAAGTAACCGTTAAACTCGGGTACGTGCCGCAGATGTGGACGGTATTCGAGGGCTATCTGAAATCGGCCAACCCAAACACCCCGTTAATCTTTGAATGTGAGGATGCCAGCTACTTATTGAAGCGCAGGAATATCGACAGTTTTTCCCAAAAGGGAACGACCCTTGCGGCGTTGGTTAATCACATCGTGGCTGGTATCGTACCCGTGAAAGTATTGGATGCGAAAATAGGTGACTTCCGGGTGAGTAATGAATCATTCGTAAATATCGTGGATGTACTCGACCTGGTTAAAAATCAGTTCGGGGTTTCTGCATGGTTTCGTGGCGGCACCTTGTACGTGGATTACCCCAGCACACGAAGCACCCAGACGGGCGAGCGGCCTACGCATGAGTTCGACTTTCAGCGCAACGTAGTGGACAGCAGCCTGAGTTATGAAGTGGTGGAACCCGATAACATTGTCGTTAAGGGCACTTCTATCAAGTTGAATAACACAAAGATAGACCGCTACGCATATTATGATGCGGACGGAAACATCAAAGTGGGGAGCGAAGCGCGCAAAGGTGAGCAGCGGCAGTTCAACTTCATCGAATTGTCGCAGGCCGAATTGGATGAAAAGATAAAGGGCATACTACCGACCGTAATGTATAACGGATTCAGCGGGTCGTTCAATACATTTGGCTACCCGTTCGTTCAGCACGGGGATAAAGTGAAGCTGACAGACAGGCGTTACCCTGAGCGTGACGGCACCTACCTTGTGAGGGCGGTCGGTACTTCATTCGGAACGGGAGGATTCAGGCAAAACATAACATTGGATTTAAAGGTATGAACATTCAGGAAGCCATAAAGATGATAGCCCAGCGGGAATTGGCACGGGCTGAGATGTATTGCGTGCTTTGCACGGTTAATTCCGTGGACACATCCGAGCGCACGTGCGAGGTTACGCCATTGAACGGGAAGGCTGACTTATTCGATGTGCGTTTTCAGGCCGAATTGTCGCTAAATGTAGGGTTGTTTATCGAGCCGAAAGTAAACAGCACGGTATTGGTAGCGTTTATCAACTCGGTACAGGCGGCCGTGGTGATGTGTTCCGAAATCGAAAACATATACATCGACACTTACGGCGATACGATATTTAACGGCGGGCAGAATGACGGCATGGTGAAAGTAGGTGACTTGGTTACGAAGCTGAATAACTTGGAAAACAAGGTGAATGACCTTGTAACATGGACATCCACGCACACGCACACGGGCGTAACACCCGGACCCGGTTCAACAGGCACGGCCGTGGGTATTGTGGGCACCCTGACACCCACCCAGCAATCCGATTTAGAAAACACTAAAGTACAACACTGATGGCAACAGACATTCTATTAACGACTGACAACGAATTTCAGTTTAAAAACGGGGATTTCCTGACCGGGTATTCCGATGATCAGCACATTCAGCATCACCTGACCGCTAACCCGGGCAACTACCTTCAGCATCCTTTTCTGGGCGTGGGCATGACAAAGGAAAAAAACGGCCCCGTAAACAGGGGGTTAATTGCCACGGCCATCCGCAAATCACTTGTTGAGGACGGGTTTAACGTGCGCGAAATCAATGTGAGCGGGGATTTTGACAATTTACAAATCGAGGTAAATGCCGTAATGAAATGAAAACTTACTTTACACGCGAAAGCCAGACCATGTTTGATATCGCCATTCAGGAATTGGGGAATGTAGAAACATTGTACGACATCCTGACGGCAAACAACCTGACCACGGATGCGGAGCCGAGCGCGGGAACGCCCATCGTCATTCCGAATAGTGGGGTATCGAATGATGCAGTCATGCGGAAGGTAAAGGAGTTAGGACTTATATTTGCAAACGCGAAGCCATGAAAGAAAACTTTGTAATCGGATCAGCCATTGACCTGGCATTTGACTTCCAA